GATCAGAAGCATCTGAAACAACCCACCCGTTGTTCCACTCGCCGTTTCGATGCAGCTCAACAGGAGTGCCAGCCAAGGGGGGTTTAACCCCCTCAGCAGAGGTGCCAGGGGTATTGGGTAAATAAGGGGAATAAGGGGAATAACCCTCTATTTCATGTGACGCGCGCGAGGTTGTTCCCCTTGTTTCCCTTGTTCCCCCTGTTTCCCCGGATGCTTCATTTGGAACCCACAACAGCTCAGGTCGACCACCTGCGACGAGCGGATCAAGCTTTCCTTCCTGCCGAATGAGACACTTCTTTTCCAACGCACGCAGCGCCCTGTTTACCTTGCTGAGGTTGCAGTTGCCGACGTTCTGCAGCTCTTTAGACGTGACAGGAAACTGACCGAGCACCCACCGCTCACAGATGTAATCAAAGATGTCCGCTTGCCGGCCCTGCAGCTCGTCAACGGCCTCTTGCATCGCCTCAGCGGCCAAGACGCTTTCACCATCGCCGTGGTGAATCCAGCCGTCATCCTGTAGCTCGATCAACAGCGTCGTGCCCTTGGCTCGACCTTGCGTCTTGACAACAACGCGATGGTCACTCTGGGTCTGTCCCTCCGCTGGCTGCTTAAACCAGTTCATCAGGATCGTCAGGCTGGCCGCAGCAGGCAGTGCATTGCTGCCCCTGCTGGCCTGCGTGGCATTCCCACCGCTGACGCTCTTGTTTGTGTGGTGGATCATCGCCAGCGTGGCCTTGTATGGGGCCAACGCCTCTGCAAGCTTTCGAGCTGGGCCGTCAAAGCTGCTGGCAGCTTCCTCCAGACCAAGAACTGCACAACAGGCGTGGTAGCTATCAAGCAGGAACAGGGACCCAGGGTTTTCCCTAGCGATTTCCCCAAGGTGTGAGATACCTTCGTCTGTGAGATGCAGGGGTGCTCCCGTATGCCAAAGCATCTCCACCGGGCCGGCCAGCTCCTCATCGCTGGTTACTAGCCCTTCCCTCTTAAACAACGTAAACCAATCGCTTTCGGGTTGGTCAGTGCCGACGATGTAGACCTTGGGGCACACGCCATGAAGGCGTTGACCTAGGTATGACTCCTCGCCGTGAAACCAAGCGCTGATCATTCCGACCATCAACGCTGACTTGCCGACCTTTGGCGGTGCGACTAGCAAGTTGAACGTGCCGGACATGATGACGCCCTCCCATGCCCAGGGCACAGCAGAAATATCAAGTCGCTCGCCTTTTCGCCTTGGCTCTGAAACACCAACGATTGCACCGGCAGCCCTGGTTAGCAGTAGTGCAGCAGTGCGCTCGTTTAGCGGGAAGCCAACCTCATCGGCATAAAGCCGCAGCAGCTGCGAACGCTTGAGCGGGTCCTCCTCGTTACAGAGGACGGTGTTTGCGTATTTGTCGAGCTTGCTGAGAAGCTCTTTGTGGTCCTTGAGGCTTTCGGGAACTATCCCGGAGCTGTTTGAGGCGTTCGGTGTAGTGACCATTCTTGGCCTTGCTTGGAGAGAAGAAATCAGCGGGCGTATAAACCCCAAGCCGTTCAAGTTCGCGGAAAGCCGCTAACTCATCGCTGCATTTGTAGGGGTGTTGTTCATCCCAAGCATCCAGTGCGCGATTAGATCGCTCTTTCTGCAATTTGCTGTATAGGCCCAACAAGGCTGACTCGTCGTTGTATTCAGCGGGGAGTGAGTATGGGTTCCATTGGAGCAAGTCAAAAGCACGCTCCTCAGCATCAGGATTAGTCACGCGCAAGCGGCTCAGGCTCTGATGCGATAGCTCTTTGCAGCAGCAGGTTGACCCAGCTGGTGCGGTTCACGCCAATCGGCTTTTTGCGCTCAACCTCGGCAATGACCCGTGGATCGATAAGGACGCGAGTGTTCGTGAAATGGGTGGAATTGTCCACTTGGTGGTTGCGTTGCGGGCTGAGTATGCCCATACTCAGCCGAGTTTTGCAACGCATTTGTGCTCGACCCCATACCAGATCTGGTGCATTACCCTGGCGCACACTGCTACATGTGGCGTGACGACTGGGTTATGCACAATGTTTCAGAAGTTGTCAGCCATGACATGTCGCCCTTTGCCAAGGACGCCATGGAGAAGCACAGGCACGGTGCTGATGGCTGGGAATTGAGAGGTCGAGTGCTGCACCGTCAGCTGCAAGCACACCTCTGCGGTGAGCCCTCTGTGGCAGAAGATCGTTGGGACGCTTGGCTAGATCCTTTGTTTGCAGAGCCTTTGTTCCAAGGCATCGAGACGCTGGCTACGGAGTACCTCTTAGTTGACCGTTACCGACCGGTCGCTGGTAGCACAGACTTCATCGTCAGATATAAGGACGATCCAAGCTTTGTCTTGCTCGGGGACTTAAAAACAGTGTCATCCACTAAAGCAGTCACAAGCCGCAAATCACCGTTGGCTCAGCTTGGTGCCTATGCACGCATGTTCCAGCAATGGCACCCACGCATTAAAATCACTGGCTGCGTCACTGTGATCTCAGGTCCTTACAAGTGCAAGGTGCGGATGCACAGCCCTGAAGATGACTGCATTCCCGCCTGGGAGGAATGTTGGGGCAAATTTGAGGCCCAGCGTCCAGTGCTGGACCTGTAAAGAGTTGCGGACTAGGACAGGCTCGCGCGCCTTACGCCCCTCACACCTGATCCGCTGCAGGTCACTTGTCCTCGCCCTTGTTAAAGGATGAGAAGCCAAATACTAAGGACAGAGGCAAGCGCTGGTGGACTGGACGAAGATTTTGAAACAAGGCGGCGTACCTGAGCCGCCTGGCTATCACGAGACGGTTGCCAAGGTTACGAGCCGACCTAAGCGTGTGAAGAAAAAGGGCAAGGCCAAAGGCAAACGTTGACATGGCCGGCCATGCACGGCATATTGCTGCGCATGAGCCCTTTTTCTCGTTTGCTCATGAAAAACACCATTAATCGCGGACCCAGGTTTTATGACCCTGAACACCGCAGCCCCAAAACCAACGCCATCGTTGTTGCCATTTTTTGCGTCTTGCTTGGCGGTGCTTTTTGGATCAGCCTTACTGAAACTCTCGACAAGCAACAGCGCCAACACTGCGAGCAAGGCTGGCAAGCTGCGTGTGAGGCTTTGAAATGACAAGCGACGCAGAAGCGCACAAGCAACGTCTTTTAGAGCTTTGGGCAAGGCAAATCTCGTCTAGCGAAAAATGCTTTGAAGGCGCTATTAAGTTGACGCACGAAAGAATGTGGGCAATTTATGCAGCTATGAAAAATAGCGACATGCCAATTGGTTCGCCGATTTACGATAAGTATTTGCTGGAAATGGGGGAACTTGTTGATCTGCTGTCTGGTGTGGCGAAAAAACTAAGTCAAAGGCGTTAACCTCCATAGCTAAATGTCTCGTGGGATTTACTGGAGCACATCGCCGCAGATCAACATTGCCGCAGCTAAGGCTAGGGCCAAGGCTGCGTTAAAAGAAAAGAATCCAAAACTGACAGCACTTGAACGCGCCTTTTATGAGGCGCTCAAAAAACAATCTTGACCTGGGCGGCGTTTGCGTAAGTCCCTTCCTTAGCCACAACCTCATGAAATCCATTTCAATCAATCTCGACCCTGAGCGTTCAGCCAAACTGACGCAGATCTCGCAAGCAACAGCAGGCCGACAAAGTCAGGTTGAAGTTGCTGGTCAGACATTTAGCGTTGAACAACGCAAAATCTCAGCGTCAGCCATTGCTATCGGCCTTCTTAATGCAGCCATCGACAACGCCCACGCCCAACTGCCCCAGTAGCGTCACTTTTTCTGTTCTTGGCACACCTGTGCCCCAGGGCTCCGTGAAAGCCTACGGCAGTCGAGTCATTGCCAATAACCGAGAAGCCCTCGGGAGTTGGCGCTCTGATGTTGCATCTGCAGCACATCGTGCAAGGCCAGACGATTGGAACAGATTCGCCCCAGTATCACTGCGTTGTGAGTTTGTTTTCCCTCGTCCGCGCTCGCACTTTGGCACTGGCGGCAACGCCGGTAAGCTCAAAGCTTCTGCGCCTGAACATCACACTAAAACCCCCGATCTCGATAAATTGACGCGATCGATTGGGGACAGCCTTGGCGAGGCAGTCGCTCAGGTTTTACTCCTGAATGATGCGCAAATCGTCTCTATCCACGCAAGCAAAAGGTACGCAACAGATGACTTCCTCGGTGCCATCATCACCGTCACAGCCCTTGACTAATTTGGCAGCTGCGCTGATCAAATTTCATGAGGCAGTGCCCACGATTCACGACAACGCTGAAAGCTTCCACGGCGGATTTGCCAACCTGCCTGGTGTGCTCTCAAACATCGGCCCAGCCTTGAGAGCCAGCGGTCTTGTGGTGTCACAACTGCCAGAAGACATCAACGGCCAGCCAGGCCTTAGGACCACTCTAATGCACATCAGCGGGGAGTCTGTTTCTGCCGTCACACCTCTGTCAATCAGCAGTGGCAAAAATGCAACTCAGGAATGGGGCAAGGCCGTTACCTACTCCCGACGCTACGGGCTTTTGTCTGTCCTTGGTCTGTGTGTTGGCATCGTCGATAACGATGCAGATTCAGATGCAGTTTCAAAGCCTGCAGCAAAGGTTGAGCATCAACAAAGCACAGCTATTGAAGGCATGCCAAAGGAGCAGCAAAAGCTAACGACTGAGGAGCAGGACGCTTTGATTCTGCAAATCAAGAAACTAAGCCAGGGCAAAAAAGAAAAACTGGCAGAGTCATTTTGTTTCGCCTTCAAGCTCGGCAACGGACGCTTGTCTAAGGACGCGATCAACATGCGCAAGCATCAGGCTTGGATTAATGATTGGCTAGCAACAAATGCCTGACGAGGACAAGAAACGTGAATGGCAAGCCAAAGCTGACTCAGCACGCCGCAACAACAAATTCAATGTGCGGCTTGATGACCAGTTGGCTGGCAAGTTGCGTCACTTTATGAAGTCGCGCAGCTACAACCAAAACCAAGCTCTCAAAATCATCATCTCCAAGTTCTTTAACTAAACCATGTCTGACTTCAGCATCAACTTCGTTCAGTTCACTGTCAAAGAAGAGAACAAGAAAAGCGACAAGAGCCCTGACATCACCGGAAACATTGAGGTTCCAGCTGAAGAGGTCAATGCTTTAATCTCCTACCTGCAAAATGCTGAGCGCGTGCTCGACTGGCAGGACAAAGAAGTGGTCAAGATCCGCCTTGCTGGTTGGAATCGCGAGATCAAAAAAGGACCAAACCAAGGCGATCCCTTCCTGTCCGGCAAGCTGTCTGCGCCTTACGTCCCTCAGGACAAGCCTGCAGCGGCCAAGCCCGTTATTGACTTCTAAGCTTGTAATGAACGAGAGACTAGGAGCGCCCCCGCGCTCCTTTTTTATGAAGCCAACCATCAAGCAGGTCAGCAAAGACGGGATGCTGCTTTGGGAGGTGAGCCACGGCGGGATGACTCGTTACTTCAAGCACGATTGGCAGGCCAAGTGGCATTTCGAGTCGTGCGTCAGGCTCTACAGGTCAAGACTGACTGGAAAGCAGGGCTAATCCCAGCAAGCCAGCTTGGCGTCAAGCTCACCGACTCTGGTGCACGCTTGCGCTAGCAATTTCTGTTGGTGCCAAGACTGACGGACTAGTGCTGAGCAAAGCATCTTCAACGCCTCCTCGTCATTGCAGTTGTGGACTTCCCTGACGCTGCGTTCAACCTCAAGTTCTTCCTCAAGGCTTTGCTCGACGATCATCCAATCGGCCCAGCCCATAGCCCTGAAGATTCTTATCAATTCATGCCACGGAAGGCATGACTGTCAAGTGGTTGTTGTAATGCCCCGTTTCCGCATAGCTGTGCAGTGGGACGTTGGACATCGCGTGAAACACCATCTGACCAATCTTTAGACCTGGATACAACGGCAACGCATGATGCAGCCGTTCATTCTTCAATTCGAGCGTAAGCTTGCTTCCGTGCCAGCCTGGATCGCACCAGCCAGCAAGCAGGTGATTAAGACCAGATCGTGCGCGGCTTGACTTGAGAACAAATTGACAGCTGATGTCGTCGGGCAAGTTAAACAGCTCAAGTGTCTCAGCCAAGCAAAACTCGCCGGACTGAAGCATGAACGGGTCATCCTCTGTCTTATCCGCGATGTTGATACGCACCAACTCAGGGCTATAAATGCTCTCCACCATCAAATAGTCACCCAACCGCAAGTCCAAACTGGCTGGATTAAGCAGCTCTTTATCGAATGGAACGACCATCTGGCTTTTTCGACACCGAGCCGAGATCTCCCAATCACACAGAACTGCCATCCGAAGGACGCAAAAATCAATCCTACTAATCTTGGCCCAAAATGCTCTTCTCACTGTGATACGCACCCTCTTGGTGCATCTCCATCACGTCTCGAACCCAAGGCACCAACCAGTCATTAACCCTTGAACACTGATCCCAGTTCATAGGCTTGGCACACTGCACAACAACAGTCGTCCAAAACGCACTGATGAAGGCCCACAGCCAATAAAACTCAGTCATTCACAAGGATGACCCAGCCAGTCCCATCACCTTCAACTTCCCAACGTGGCTTAAATGCCGCCTGCCTGACCTTGACGTTGCGGCCTAGATGCGGGTTAGACCAGCCGCCTTTTTCCATTTCGGGGTAACCGCGTGGGTCTTGAAGTATCCAAAGGGGATCATCACTGTTCTTTTGTGAGTAGCCAGAGATGACCGCCCAATGGCCGCATCCCAAACCACTGCACATAGGTGGCTGACCTAAAAGCATATTTCCTGCGCTCAGGTAGCCCACGAGAACAGGCCTACCGTTTTCAATCTCAAGCTCAACCATCTCAGCGTTGCCGTCTTTGCGGAACTCAGCTTCCAAACCAAGGCTACGCAAAGCTGCTAGATGAGCTTCTACCGACGTGGTGTCGCCAAATTTTGCCCTGATCTTGTTGTACTCATCATCCGATTTAACGCGGTGGTGAAAAGACGCCACCATTGCGACTGACGAGGAGAAGCACTCCCTGATGCCCGTGCCTGTTTTGTTGTCGAGCTGCTTGAAGTAGGGCATGTAAACCTCTTGGTCATACCCGCTTGCCTTCCAAGCCTGAAACCACTCTGCATCCTCATCCAGTAGTTCCGGCGGCATGGACTCCTCAAGCTGTTTAACAGCAGCCATGCGGTAGGGCGCATCTTTAGAAAAGCGTTCAAAAAAGGGCAGGAGAGACAGCACGCCTAGCACCAACAGCAGCAGGGTCAGTTGGATAATGCCGGACACTACTTACTTTTCAACTCTTGTTGCTGGGTACATGTTTTTACGCACAAAGGCGACGACCTGATCATCGATCGTGTTGTCAGTGGATGAGCAGTACGCCTCCAAAAGATCAATCACCAGCTTTTTGACACCTTCCGATTGCATGAATCGGAACAAGATTGGGCGGATCAGCAGCAGCATGATTGTGCTTTGAACAGCACTTATACGTTAGTGCCTATCGCTATGACCTTCCAGTCGAGCTACTGAACGCTCAAGTGTGCTCAGACGCCCAAAGACTTCGACATCTTTGCTCTTGATGTCTTGATGCAAGATATCGAGCCTGCTGGACAAGTTATCGACAGCAGTCGTTAGACGGATTAACGAGTCTTGCCCTTGGCGCGTTTGACGGTTAATGCCTGAGATTCCCAGGCCAGCAACTGTGATTGACGCACCAGCAACAGCGGCCCAGACTTCAACCATGATCCGCCGCTAACACTTGCTTCATCATGGCAGAGACGAAAGATTTGCAAGAGCAGGAGCAAGAGGAGCAAAACAGCTCTTGGCTGGGTGACGTTGTACGCGTCACGATCCTGCTCTGGTCTATGGGCATCTTGACCGCTAACTACCTTGGCATTTTCTCTCAAGCGGTGGATCCAACGTTTCCAGCCTCTTTGCTGACTGGAACTGCTGCGACCTACACGCCAGCATTAGGCAAGTTGAACAAGAAAAAGAAGGACGAGAAAAACGTTAACGTAGACAATAAGGACACCAAAGCCGGAATCCAATGAAAAAGGCACTTCTGGCACTAGCTGCCAGCTTGCTTGCCGCTCCAGTGCAGGCAGACATCACGCATAAAATCCAGTCAAGCGTTTCATTGTCGGTTGATGGGGCGGGATCAGTCGCAATCCGGCAGCCGAGTTCATTGGCAATATCTGGGTCTAACGTCACTTTGGACACTGCTAGTAAGTTCACTGCATTTAGTTCCAAAACTGCTCTTGGTTACACCCCTGGCGTTTACAGCATTACTAATGCTGGTGATAGCTTTAGTTATAGCGAAAGCTATACAGAAGGAGACGATGTTCCAACCGTCCTCTCAACAACAGTTACCGCTGGAGTAGTTCCAGCACTGCCAGTCTTCGGTAATACGACGACAACTTCTGGAGGGGTGCCGTCAACGCTAGCGGGCACGGTGGATTCAGGAGGAGCTATTACTGTCACGGCTGGTGGCCCTGGTACAAATGCAATCGCGCAAGTCATCCAAGAACTGACAATCAAATGATTCTGTTGCTGCTTTTGCTTATTGCCGCTCCAGCAGCAGCGATCCCGGTAGTCCCGAACTTTTCGCAAGGCATCCTCTCCAGTACCACAACCACCAAGACTAAAGTCACAGAAGTCATCAACTCATATGAGTACCGGACTGGCTATGAGTATTCAGTCAGTGGTACAAACATCAAGACTGACGCTGCTATCGCTCCAATGGGTCTGACAACAACGTCAAATACTATTCAAGGCATCACAAGCAAATGGACAAGCATTGATGCTGCAACTAAGCCAACTTGGACGATTGTTAATGAAGGCGAAGCGACGCAGTTCGTAGAGACTCTTAACGGACCAGGTTTAGTGAACCATACACTTATCAACCGCGACACCGATATTGAATCTATAACTGAGACGACAAGCACGTTTACGCAATGAAGCGAGTCATAGCAACGCTTCTGCTGTTTTCCGCTCCAGCTCAAGCGCAAGTCTCTAGTACCGCTGCGCCAGTTGCAAACAGTTCCGGAAGTGTCACAAACCAGGCTGTGCAGGTTGTGCCATCACGCACATTCTCTTTCAACTACGCGGGAATATCTTGTCAAGGAGCAACTCTTCACATCAATCCTTTTTTGAGCACAACCACTAGCTGGGCGAATCCTTATGAAAGCTACTATCAAGAGCCGGTTTACGATCAGCTCGATTTGGTTGGCGCGACAGATCC